CTATTCCTGCGTCATGCGTCGGGCTTTAATCGTGCTGGCGCCGATGAGTGCGCCGACGAGGGTGCCCAGTGCGGTCAGGATGGTGACGGTCAGGTCGGTGCCAGTCCATCCCGCGGCGGTGCCGATGGTCTGCACGCACACGGCCAACGCCGGCAGCGCGATAAGGCCCACCCATTTCAGCACGTCGTACACGCGGTCGGGAATGAGATAGCCCGCGGTCTCTTCATCGTCCATGAATTGCTCTCCTTACGAATATGGGGCCCGCACCCGTGGCGGATGCGGGCCATGATGGGCTAGTAGTAGAGGACCTCGCCCGGATAGATGAGCGACGGGTTGCCGGAACGGTATCCGGTGAGCTGTGTCCAGCTGATGCCGAGCCGCGCGGCGATGCCGGACAGGTAGTCGCCGGACTGCACGACGTACGTGCGCGACCCGCCGTTGTGGCAGACCACGTCGCCCGGGTGCATGCGGTTCGGGTCACCGGACGGGACGGTCACGTTCCACCAGTCGCTCCAGAACTGGCTGACGGTCTGTCCGCTCTGGATGGTCACGCAGGAGCTGCCGCAGCCGCCCGTACTGCCGGTGGCCGGTGTCGTGGCGGCTCCGCCCGTATTGCCGGAGGGGGTGATGTCCACGGCGCTGCCGTCGGGCTGCGCCGGGTTCCCGCCGGCGTAGGCGGCCCATGTGGTCGCGTCCCCGTAGAACGTGTTCGCGTCCAACGGGCCGATGCCGCCACCGTACGCGGAGCTGGTGTACTGCCAGACCGCGGCGAACGGCCACTGGCCCGTGCTCCACGTCGGCGACCCGGCCTCGCGGATGGTCTCGGCCGCGTACCCGTTCGGGTAGGCTGCGAGCCACAGGCCGTAGTCGGCGGCGACCACCGCGCTCCAGTCGTTCGACGTCACGACGGATCCCGACATGTAGATGAGCGGCTTGACGCCCCACACCTCATGCACGCGGTCCAGCCAGCGCTTCGCCCACCACGTCCAGCCGTTGTAGGCCCCGCCCGGCTCCCAGTCCAGGATCGGCAGCACGTGCTGCGCACGGTAGCCGACCGTCTGGCTCAGGAACCAGTCGGCCTCGGCCTCCGGCGAATTGCCGAGGTCGGGGCGGGCGAAATGGTAGGCGCCCGTGTACATGCCCGCGTCGATGGCCGCCTGGATGTTGCAGTCACCGACCGGATCCGTGTACCCGTTGCCCTCCGTGACCTTCGCGATCAGGAAGTCCGCGCCGTCCGCCTTCAACGCGGCCGCGTTCACGCACCCCTGCCAGTTGCTCACGTCCACGCCCGCATCCGCCAGAGCGGTCGTGGGCGAGACGCCGAGCAGCAGGGCGACGACGACCGCGAGGATCCGCGTTACCAGGCTCGGCTTGCTCTTGTTCTTGATGTCCAATTCCTCTCCTTACTGTTGATGGATATGGAAAAGCCCCACCCGATCGGGTGGGGCGAAATTTCTGATTGGCTGGCTGTTACCAGCGGTCGCCGCCGCCGCGCACGAACATCAACACGACGGTTACGGCGACTATCATCACGATGACGATCATCGATGCCTCCTCAGTTCGCGGATGTCCTCGCGCAACTCCAGGTGCTCGCGTTCGGCGTTGGCGACGCGTTCGTTCACCGTCTTGAACTCGCCGTTCATGTCGTCACGCAGCCCGTCGATCGCGTCCATGACCCTCTCGTGCTTCTCGTCCATGTCCACGCGCAACGGCGCCTGATGGTCGTTCGTGATCTCCTACTTCGTGGCCGACTGCTGGTCACGCAGCCCGCGGATCTGCCTGGACTGGATGACCGCGACGACGATCGTGGCCAGGCTCGGCACGACGGCGATCAGAATCACCGCCCACAACGGGGTGCCGGATGGAGGAGTCATGGATCGGTCCTTTCGGCGTATGCTCTGAGGTATGAGTGATGACGTGTTGACGCCGGGTGGCCAGGTGAAGGCCATCGGCGAAGGAGTGGAACATGCAACGACGGGCATCTCGAAACTGGTCACCTCGATCAGCGATGCTGTTCGGTCCGGGGACGGAACGCGTGGCAAGCGGGCGATATTCCGCAAGTCCGTCAGGGACGCGCGCCGCTTGTTCGGCGACGACGTGCTGTCCGATGAGGAGGAGCACGCGCTGGCCTGGGAGTACGTGCGCACGGTCAACGGTTTCGAGAACCTGAACGCGGTGGGACGCATGGCCGAGGACGCGTGCCGTGCCGGCAGCGTGGATGTGTCCGGCGTCGATCGGCTCCAGCCGGACTGGTGGGACACGTTCGAGGAGGGCGCCTCGCACGCGTACGACATGGACGTTCAAAACATGTGGGCCCAACTGCTGTCCGGGGAGATCGACAGTCCCGGGAGCTTCTCGAAACGGGCGTTGCGCGCGCTCATGGACATGAGCGCGGACGATGCCAGACTGTTCCGCTACCTGTGCTCGTGGAGCGTGGAATGGCGTACCGACGGCCATGATTGGAGGCCGATCCCACTGCTGTCGACGGAGATGGACGCCATCGACGACGACACGATATGGTCCAATGGCCCGTGGATTCGCAGGCTCGCACCGTTGGAACACGCGAACCTGACATCGCAGGCCAACGGCGACATGTACGCCGGGGCCGCGAATCCGGAAGCGCCGTTGTACGTGCGCTACCGTCCCCAAGGAAAGCCGGTGGTCATCACGCTCGAACCGACCGGGCGCAGGCTGCCGCGGTTCGGTTCCGGATACGCGTTCACCACCGTCGGGACCGAGCTTTCCTCCCTGTGCGAACTCGGATACGCGGACGGTTTGGACGATCTCATCGCCATATACGCCGAGGAGGGCGACTACAGGATCGTCTGGCACGGCGACGGGACGCCGAACGTAATCGACTGATCGTCATCCGACCGCCGGTTTCGGGAATGATCCGTTGACAACGTGGGCGGCGGACTGGAGTCGCCGCCCGATCTCGTTGTGGTTCAGTGTTGGTAGTATCCGCAGATGGGTTGGCTGATGCGGCCGGCGATGGTGATGGTGAGGTATTTGGACGGGTCGCTGGCGCTTACTGCGCCGCCGGTGAGCAGCGAGTATTCCTTGATCTCGTACGTGTTCTTAGTATCGCGGTATTCGATTGGGCCGAGGTTCAGCCAGAGGTAGTATTTCGCGTCCGACGGGTTGTCCAGGCGGTCGTCCGTGGTCTTGGAGTACAGGCGTGCCTTCCTGGACTGTTCGATGTTGTTGACCCACCATCTGAAATCGGTGGTGTAGTCCACGTCCGGGTGGATGTTGCCGCGCGGCATGGGGTACGGTTTGACGCAGCCTGGCAGGTCGAGCCCGTACACGCGCTGGACGCCGCCTTCCTCGTTGGTCCGTTTCGTGACGGCGAACCTGATGAGCTCGTCGTGGTTGACCTTGATCGTCGTTCCCTGGAAGTTGAAGTGCCAGGTCAGGCTGGCCGGGTCGACGCTCCAGTTCCAGTACGTGCTGGACGGCTGCGGGGAGTTGGCATATGGGAGCGTCAGCGTCGCGGCGTCGTCGCCGATCTTGGATGACGCGACGCTGACGGCTCCCATGTAGGTCGGCGCGGGCGCCCACACGCCGTCGCGCAGACCGGCGAGCACGTAGTTCGCGATGGCCTCGTGCCCCTTGTCGTTGGGGTGGAGCGTGTCCGTCTGGCTCAGGTCGAAGTTGAACAGGAGCCACAGGTGCGCGTTGGAGAACACGTGGAACCCGTTGAGGTGGAAGCGTTGGGCGACCGTGTTGAACACGCCCGCGTAGTCGGCCATGCGCGCGCTGTTGTCCTGGTGGCGCACGTTCGCGGCGCACAGACCCGAGAAGCCGATGAACGCCGCGTTCGGGTACATGCTCTTGACGCGCGCACCAGTCGTCGACCTTGCCGGCCAGCGTGAACGACCACCAGTCGTTCGTGCTGCCGTTGCAGAACACGAGCGAGACCTTGCCGTGGTCGTATCCCGTGTCGGTCTCGGCCCTGTCGAGCTGGCCGAAGTACCCGTTGGACGACTGCATGTTCAGGAACCCGGTGCCGCCGACCCCGTACTTGTGCGGTGTCACGCCCAGCGCCCTGGCGACGATGCTCCACCACTGCTTGTCCGTGCTGCTCGCGCTCTCGGTCATACTGTCGCCGAACACGACCATATGCCGTTCCGGGTTGAGCGCCCTGTACGTCATACTGCCCGGGTCGGTGATATACGAGGCGACGGCTTCGTCGTTGTCCACCGCGTTCACGCCCGGCGGGCCCTGCGGGCCGGTCAGGCCGCGGGGCCCGGGCATGACGGCCTCGATCAGGTCGATGATCTGCTCGCTCATGCCACCCCTCCCCTCATGGGGATGCGGGGCGGGTTCTAGTGATCGTTGCAACACCTGACCTACCGCAAGGAGGGTCAGGTGACCAGAAGCCACCGAAACGAAGACCGTGGCGGGGAACACCGTTGGGCGTTCAACGGCGTCGAATATCCGACGAGGAAGCTGATGTGCGAGGCGAGACGCGCCGAGTACGTGCGCCTGCTGGACGAGGAGGGCATGAACTTCACCCAGGCCGCGCACGCGGTCGGGGTCTCGAAACGCACCGGCAAGGCGTGGCGCAACGGCAGGACGCGCGCCACGGGAAGGAACGAGAAACCCCTGGTGGACCGGTATCGTTCCACCATGGACAAACCCAAGACCCTCCATCCGCGCTACCTGAGCCAGGAGGAGCGCATCCAGATCGCGGACCGTCTGCGTCTGGGCGATTCGATCCGCGCCATCGCCCGCCTGCTGGGCCGCGACCCCGGCACGGTCAGCCGCGAGGTCGAGCGCAACAGGAATCCCGAGTCCGGCGGTTACGAGCCTTACCGCGCCCAGCAGAAGGCGGCCGACCGGCCCAAACGCCCCAAACCGAGCAAGGCGGCCGAGGGCACGCGACTGTGGGACGAGATCGCCGCCGGGTTGCGCAGGCATTGGAGCCCGGAGCGGATATCCGGCAGGCCGAAGGCGATGTTCCCGGATGATGGCGACATGCACGCAAGCGTCGAAACCATCCGCCAGGCCATCTGCCTGCAGGCCGGGGGCGGGACTCAAGCAGGAGCCGAAACGCGCCGTGAGGCAGGGGCGAACCGCCCGCAGGCCCCAAGGCGGCCAAGGCCGCAAACCCCGTTTCCGCGAACCCATGGTCATGATCTCGGAGCGACCCCCGCAGATCGAGGACCGGGCGGCCCCGGGCCGCCGGGAGGGCGATCTCATCACCGGCGGCCGCGACAAAAGCGCGATCGGCACGCTCGTCGAGCGCGCCACCAGGTTCACGATCCTGCCGCACCTGCCCGACGGGCACGACGCCGGACACGTCCAGCGGGCCATCATCGACAAAATGGCCCCGCCGCCCAAACTCCTGCGCGATTCGCCGACCTGGGACCAGGGAGCGGAACCCGCCCCGCACAAACGGACCGGCGCCTCGCCGGACATGGCCGTCTACGTCTGCGACCCGCACTCCCCGTGGCAGCGCGGCGCCAGCGAGAACGCCAACGGGCTCCTGCGCCAGCGCTTCCCCAAAGGCACCGGCCCATCCGTCTACCCGGAGGACTACCTCGACGCGGTCGCCGAGGAACTCAACGACCGGCCACGCAAAACCCTCGGGTTCATGAAACCAAGCGAGAAGATCATCGAACTGCTCGACGCCGCGTGATAACCTCAACAACCGACAACGCGGCCATGGAAGGCCGCTCAAACCTCAGGTGTTGCAACCACCACTAGAATCCGCCCAAGGCCCGCGTGGTCCAGACGCGGACCGGCCAGGTTAGGAGAAGCTTTTATGGATGGATCGGTAATCGCGGCATGGGTTGGCGCCGCGGCATCACTGATCGGGGCCGGGCTCACCGTATGGTGGCCCTGGCACAACAGACCGCAAGCAGACTGGACACTGCTGAAGCACTCGACGCATCCGGACTTTCCGATCTCCGCAACGGTCCCCGGCCTTACCGGCTGGCTGGAACGTCGGGAAGAGAAAGAACCCGACCTCATCTGCTCCGTATACAATTCGGGGGACGGCGACGCATACGACGTGCAGGTCGAGGGAATCGAATGCGAGGCATACTTCCTCACCGTCAGCGAGGTCGCCGGTGACACCGAGTTCATGACGCCAAGCAAGATCGCCCAATTCAAGGCATCCGACCGCGTGTACATGATCGCCCACTTCAACGAGGATGCCCGGATCATCTCAATCCACCTTCACTGGACACAGCAGCCGACCCGTATGCAGCGTCGAGTGTTCCGTGCGTTCGCTCTGAAGGGCGATCTGCCGGAGCAGCCACGTCACCCGATCCGTGAACCGAAACGACATCATCCGTCGATGCTGCGGTATCGCTTCGAGCATTCCCGTCTTGGATTATGGCTATATAGCAAGTTCCCTCGATGGGCTTGGCGTACGCTAGTCCCTCGGCCGGCATCCCCCACCAAGCAGGAAGAACCCAGTCAAGAATCCCCGCACCAGTGAACGACATCAGCGCCGCATTAACCCACACGACGACGGCGCCCACGATGCTGATGATCGCCGGAACCCACTCCATCACTCCCCTCCTTCCGCGAGCGCCTCAGACTTGAACTGCTTGCCGTCGACGGACTGCTCGACCTCGGAGAGGACTCCAATGAAGTTCAAGCCCAGCGCGTCGCAAATCGATATCACTTCCGGAATCGTCAAGAAGGATTTCTCCGGGTGATCCAATCTCCGGCAGAACGTCGTCCATGGAATGCCTGACGCCTGGGCAACCTACTGCTTTGTTTTACCGGATTGCTCAATGGCGCGAGAAATCATTTGAGCCAACGTCATCGAATAGGTCAAAGTATCCATTCGGAACACTCTACTATCCGTTTGGATAGTGTCAAGCACGACACGCCCATACGGATATTGCAGCATATTCATTCGGATAGTAATTTATCCATATGGATATCAATGAGGCAACGGCCAAAGCTCTCCAAGCGGCAAGAGCTGTCAGCGGCCTGACATTTGAAGAATTGTCCGCTAAATCCGGCGTTCCGGTCCAAACGATATACCGCATTTTTGGAGCGAAGCGCGACATCAAGCTTCCCCAACTCTATGCTCTAGCCCAAGCACTTGGGATCACAGTCGTAGAGCTTATGGAAGATGCGGAGCGCATCAGACAGCGCGCCCGTCGCGCCGATGAGCAGCTTGCCGATGATATCGCGTCGAATCCTGATTTGTACGATCTGGCCGCGAATCAGGACGAGAACAAGGAACTTGAGGCGGAAACGCCAAGGGATTAGACAATCGGCAGCGTGAGGGGCAGACGATGGGGTTGTTATCGAGCATTCTCAAATTGTTTGGAATCGGAATCACCGGCAAGCGTGAAACCGGTCATCCACAACGAATAAACGCTTCGATGCCGTCTGCCTCGTATCCGCCGTACAGGGCGGAACGAGACGCACGGTACTTCGCGGGTGCGAAAGCTAAGTTGGACAGGTTTCGTGTTCAGGCGTCGGTTGCCGATCAGATGGTGCTCGATACGGAAACCACCGGGAATTCAAATGATGCGCAGATTATCGAGATCGGCGCGATTCTCATCAGGGACAATCTCCCTATCGCGGAATACGAGCAGTTGATTCGTCCGTATGACGGGCTCAGGTTATCCTCCACGCTGCTGTCCGGTATAACCGAGGATGAACTTCTGGATCAGCCGGATGCGGAATTCATCATCCCCGGTTTTCTTGAGGCCATTCGATCGTTGAACGTCATCGGTCATAACGTCGCCTTCGACATCAACATGTTGGCCATGGAATCACGAAGATACGGGTGCCCGCCGCCGGATGTCTCGCTCACGGACACGCTTGTGCTGGCACGAAGGATGTTTCCGAACGCGCCATCCCTGTCATTGCAGGAGCTCATACGTCTTCTTGGCATCGATGAGACGGAAGACCACCGTACGTTGTCCGATGCCCGGCAAACATGGGCATGCTGGCAACGGCTGAACTCCATGAGCGCTCCGGTCATACTGACTCGCGAACAGCAGGAGGAGTCGGCGAATCGGGACCTCAGGGAAAAACGGCGGAAGAACATGATCTTCGCCAAAAGCATATACCTCGATGGCATGGACTTGGAACCGGTCAACGAACGCCCCTGCGATGTGGAGGTCAGGACGTTGGACCAAGGGGTCGAGGTCTCCGGCGATGAGAACCATCAGGACAGTCTAAGACCTTACGGATACGATGCTTGGGTCTGGGTGTATGTCGTCGAGGGAAAGATACCGAAGGGGAAATACGAAGGTTATCCCACGTATTGGGTGTATCTGGACGGCGAGGAAATAGGGTACATCAGCAAATATCAGATGGAACGCCATTGCGGTCAGGTGCCCGGTGATGGCGCTTCGATGATTGCCCATATACCCGATCGCGCGAAGGACCGCGAAGTCGATCGTCTGCAATTGAGGTTGCACATGCCCTTCGAGCATGAACCAGTCGACCTAAGTTCGCAGGTCGTAAAGAGGGAGAAGCCCAAGAGCGTCAAACGTCCGAAACCTCAAAACCGCCAGCATGCTAAGTCCACGGGCGTGGATTCCGGTTTTCTCAATCCGAAGCCGCATAAGCGCACGCTCGGCCATGGAGGTGGATGGGTGGAGATCGACTCAGTGGATGGGATTTCGGATGTGCTTTCCGAGTTTCCCGATGGGTCCCATGTGTGGGTCGTTGTCAGGAGGAACTGCACCGTCAGACTTGGTGGTGTCTTGTTGGGGACGTGCGGGCTATTGTCGTCGATTGATGATTGCGATGGCGATGGGCTTGTAGCTGCCGCCGTTATCGAGCGTAACAACAACGAAACCACAGTGAGGATTGAAATGCATGAAGAAAATAATGAACAATGCATCAGCCGGCGTATCGCCGAGAAACGGGAACAGGTGCAAGGTGAATCTTCGGTACGGGAGGTGTGATTGGAGGGATTTCTTTCTGAGGCGTTGCTGTTGGGGGTCCGCGTCGAGGAGCGGCGTCTGCCAAGCAGACTGTGCGGCTTCTACTACGAACCCGCCAGGCTGATCGTATTGGATGAGTCGATGCCGGACTTCCAGCGACGGTGCACGCTCTGCCACGAGCTCGTCCACGCCCGGTACCACGACAATGGCTGTGGAACCCCGTATGGCGTCAAGGCCGAACGCCGGGCACGCAGGCAGACCGCGCTGCGCCTCATCGACCCGGTCGAGTACGCGAGCGCCGAAGCGTTGTGCGAGGGTGACGCGTACCGTATCGCGTGCGAGCTGGACGTCACGCTGCAGGTCGTCAGGGATTATCAGGACATGCTGCACGACACGGCACGCACGTGAAAACGGTTCGGTCCCGCAACCAGCATGGGTGCGGAGCCAATTACACGTTTCCACCGCAAGCAGAAAGTTCCGGCATCCACAAATAAGACACACCGAACCAATCACTGCAACTTCGCGGTTTTGCAGTAAAACTTGTATCGTGATATCCTATGCGCCTTTGACTTTTACAAGTGCAAAAGATATCATATAAGTACGGTGAGCCTAGATAGGCATATCTAGGATTGCTGTCCGCTCGGGGATCCCTTTCGGATCCCCGAAGCTAATTCCGGGAACAGGTAGTAGGACTTCCTTTCCATGAGATGAGATATCCCCGAGGTTGCCGTCATCGACGGCAAAATAATCTGGACCGTCTTCAACACCTCACGGTCCCCGCGATTCTCAAGATGGCTCCGGTCGATTCTAGCAGCCCTGTTAATCATGTACAAGGCAGTGTCAATCGCCTGAAGACCAGCGAAATGACGAGAGTCCTCCCATCGGAACGGAAACCTGATGTGAGCCAAATCGGACGCCACATATCCCTCCGTGAAGCCACGCCACTTATACCGACGCATCATACCTTCATGCACCGTAGGATCGCTCACCTTGTCGGCAATGACTTCGATCTCCTCGATACCGCAGCTCTCCGCATAATAATTGACACGTTCCAGGCAATATTGCAAGGCCACCGTGTGTGGCTCGTGCGCATATCGCCCATAACGGGTTTTAAGCTGACGCTCCTGTATGCCACGGACGCATATCAGAGCCCCACTCTCGGCGATCACCCTCATTAATTGCCGATATACGCCAATCGACGCACGGTGCTTTCCCTTCATTACCTCCCAATCATCCTCATACTGGAACATACAGCGGCCATGGAATTCGGCGTCAGCTGGAACACCGAACCTTGCACTGGCCGACGCGCGCACCTCGTCGAGTCCATGTTGAATTCGCTCCAACTGATCGTCATCGACCAGCAAACAGCCGATATAGTACACGCCGTATCCGAAACGTTCCGGCTCCACGGAATCATGGGGAGATTCAGATTCATCGATAAACGCGTAATACATACAAGCAATCCTACCTTTTTGCAAAACACCCAACTGGATAACCTGATGATTTCTTGTATTGCCTGTCCTCATCGTCGTGCAGGTCGGGTATCGCGGCGACCATCAGCCGCCCCAACGATGCGGCGTCCCTGTGGGTGTAGTGCATGGTCATCTGCAGGCTGACGTGGCCCATGATGCTGATGCGCGCGTCCTCGGGCATGCCGGCGCGCGCGGTCATCGACGCCATCCAGTGCCGGGCGGAGTGGATCCGCACCTGCGGCAGGCCCGCGGCCTCCAACGCCTTCAGCCAATGGTGTCGTTCCGTGGCCTCGCGGACCGGATGGCCCAGCTGGTTCGTGAACACGAGCTCACGCGGGCCGACATGCAGGCGTCGGATGCGCGCCCACAGCCGGTCCCACAATCCCTGCGGGATGGGCACGAACCGCGTGGCGGCGCGTGTCTTGGGCGTGGTCAGCCACAGGATCCCGTACAGGTGCTCCGCGTCGAGCCATTTGGGGATCACCGCATCGCCGGGACGACCGTACTCCTGGATCTGCTGCTGCACGAATATGCCGGGCACGCCGTCGCGCAGTTCCAGCTCGTATGGCATGAGCACGTACCGTTCGCCGGCGCGCATGCCGGACGTGAACGCCAGTTCGAACAGGAGCGCCCACACCTCCACGCTGTCGTCCATGTCCACCGGCCCGCGCCTTGATTCCGGCATCGACCCGACGGCGGCTATCATTCTTTTCGGCTGGTCGGGCGCGAGGATCCGCACCGGTGTCGGCTCCACGCGCGGCGGCCGCACCTTCCTGCACGGGTCCACCGGTATCAGCTCCTCCAGTTCGGCGTCGTCCAGCACCATCTTCAGGCTGACGAAATGGTCCTTCAGCGTGGAGGGGGCGAGCCGCTCCCCCAGCACGCGCATGCAACTGCGGACATGCTCCGGAGTCAGGTCCGCGAGGCGCACGTGGCCGATGACCTGGCAGCAGGCATGCAGGCGGCCGGCCCGCGTCCGATAGGTGGTGGGCTTGACGCGAAGCCGGTAGTCCTCCAGCCAGCGTTCCACGTAGTCGTTGAGGTACGGGGACTTGGCGCCGGGCATGAGGCCGGTGCGTTCGAGCTCGGCGATCTTGGCGTCGAAACGTTCCCGGGCCTCGGCCTTGGTGCGCCCCTTGGCCTGGATCATGCGGCGTTTGCCGGTGGCGGGGTCCTTGCCGAGGTCCTTGCGGAAGTGCCAGACGCCGTTCGCGTCCCTGAACACGCTTCCGGCTCCCGGCGTGCGTCGTTTGGCTGCCAT